AAAGAAGATCCAAATATGTTGTCCGTTGGCAACACGCCTAAACCAGATGTATCTGCAGATACACCAGCAATGTTTTTCCGTTCTAGAGAAGAATTAATACAAGGACCACCAATGTTAGAAGGACAACAATGGTTAAATTATTTTAAGTCACGTGGCATACGTGACGCAGAAATGATGGACACGTCATTAGGTCCATTCTTAAATCAAAATTTAAAAAACAAAATATCTAAAAATGATTTAGTAAAAAAATATGATGAAACAGTTCCTGATTTTGACGTCCAGGTTTTAGGACAAGGCACTGACGGTGCTTTACAAAACATGTCAATTGACAGGTTAAGACAAATAGATCCAACAGTTTTTTCTGCAGAAGCAAGACCAATTATAACAACTATACAAAATCAAATAAAAGACGTTACAACTACTCAAGCAGAAGATCAATTTTTAGGACGTTTAGACAACTTGTTTGACAAAGCTTATGGCATACCAAACGTTAGTAAAACTGGTATACCTGCAGACAACGCTATGGTGCCTTTTGAAATAAAACAATTAATGAATGAAATTTTAGCTGGTACGGGTAGAAGAGGTGCAGGTTTTAAAGCTGCTGCTTTTGTTGACAGAGCTAAATATTCTGGTCAACAAACTTTACCTGATGGATCAAATTACAGAGAGTTTGTTTTTAGTTATAAACCAAAAGGGCCACGTAAAAACGAACCTGTATATTCTTATGCACATCAATTTGGTGCTGCTAAAACTGATAATGCTTTCATGCACGCGCGCGTGTCTGACAGAACAGATGAATTTGGAAATAGACTATTGTTTGTAGAAGAATTTCAATCAGATATGCATCAACCAATATCACGTGTTGTTCGTGAAGCAACAAAACAAGGAAAAGAAATTCCTCCATCTGGTAAATATGCACCACGTTTAGACGTAGAATCACCAGCATTAAACAAAGCTAATTTACAACAAATGGAATTAATACAAAGAAAAATAGATAAATTGTTAGAAACAAATCCTAATTCACCTAAGTTAGCTAAATTATATGAACAAAAAGAAGAGATTAGAAACATAGAAAAAGCAAAAGCACAGAAAAGTGCGAAAGACACATCTGGTGTACCTGAAGGTCCATTTAAAAATTCTCAAGATTACATGGAGTTTGCTATTAAGTACTTGATGAGAGTAGCAAAAGATGGTAATTACGATGGCGTGGCTTTTTCAACACCGGCTGTTAAAAACCGTAATTTGTCACCAGGTAGTAAAGATTACCAAGGTAATTTGTTTGCGTACGGAAACATTTTAAACAATGCAATACGTAAGGCAAAAGCAAAAACTGGGGCTGATTTGTTTGAAACGTCAATTGGTGCTAGAGGAGAATATCGTGGTGATATGAAGTATTACGGAGTTCCAGCACTGATGATAAAAGGCAACAAGAAGGCAATGGAAAAAATTAGCAAAGGATTGCCTGCTTATGCAAAAGGAGGTTTAACAAAAACTACACCTCCAGAAAAAGGACCACAACCATACGGCATCATGCAAGATGTTGTATCACCACTATAAGGGGAATAGATGGCTAAAAAGAATCAAAACAATAACATAGACAAAGCTTTAGAAGCATTACAAGGCGCTTTGGACCTAGAACCAACAGGTCAAGAAATACAATTACCAGAACAGGTGGTAGATTTTGAATCAGACGTAGAACTAACAGAAACACCAGACGGAGGTGCGGAGGTAAATTTTGATCCTAATGCACCTATCGACAAATCAAATATTCCGTTCGATGCAAACTTAGCTGATTACATCGACGAATCTGAATCCCGCAAATTTGCTAATGATCTTGTGGGAGCATTCGAAATGGATAAAGAGTCACGTAAAGACTGGGAAGATACCTATGTCAAAGGACTCGATATGTTAGGTTTTAAATATGAAGACCGAACACAACCATTCGAAGGTGCGTCAGGGGTCGTACATCCTTTACTTGCTGAATCTGTAACACAGTTTCAAGCTCAAGCTTATAAGGAACTCCTCCCCCCAAGCGGCCCCGTACGCACACAAATAGTTGGAGCAGTTACACCTCAAGTACAAGACCAAGCAGAGCGTGTAAAAGAATTTATGAACTATCAAATTACAACAAAGATGAAAGAGTATGATCCTGAAATGGATCAATTGTTATTTTACTTACCTTTGTCAGGTTCTGCATTTAAAAAAGTTTACTATGATCCAATGTTACAAAGAGGTGTATCTAAATTTGTAACAAGTGAAGATTGCGTAATAAATTATTTAGCAACTGATTTAGAAACTGCAGAAAGAATTACACACGTTGTAAAAATGACAGGTAACGAAGTTAGAAAGTTACAAGTTACAGGTTTTTACAAAGACATGGAATTGCAAACAGGCCATGTTGATACTTCTGAAGTTATGGACAAAGTTGATGATCTAGATGGTGTGCAAAAAGAATATGCAGACGGAGATGATGAACACGAAATTTTAGAAATGCATGTAAATGCAGACGTACCAGGTTTTGAAGATCCTAACGGAATAAAATTACCTTACATAATTAGTATAGATAAATATTCTAATACAATCTTGTCAATAAGAAGAAATTATTTGCAAGATGATCCAATGATGAGAAAAATTTCTTATTTTGTACATTTTAAATTCCTCCCCGGATTAGGCTTTTATGGATTTGGCTTAATTCACATGCTAGGTGGATTGTCAAGAACTGCAACAAGTGTTTTGCGACAGTTAATTGATGCAGGTACTCTTGCCAATCTTCCAGCAGGATTCAAAGCAAGAGGCATGCGTATACGTGATCACGATCAAGCAATACAACCAGGTGAATTTAGAGATGTAGATGTGACTGGTAATTCTATACGTGAATCTTTGTTACCTTTACCATTTAAAGAACCATCGCAAACATTATTTGCATTACTTGGTTTTGCTGTTGATGCAGGTAAATCATTTGCTGCTATTGCAGACATGAAGATGGGTGAAGGTAATGAACAAAACCCAGTTGGCACTACACTTGCATTATTAGAACGTGGCACAAAAGTCATGAGTGCAATACATAAAAGATTACACTACGCACAAAAAGAAGAATTTAATTTACTAGCAAGAGTATTTCAATTGTATTTACCGCCAGAATATCCGTACGAAGTTATTGGTGGTAACAGAATGATTAAACAAACTGATTTTGATGACCGTGTTGATATATTACCTATTTCAGATCCTAATATATTTTCTATGGCACAACGTATTACACTTGCACAACAACAGCTACAATTAGCAACATCTAATCCTAAAATGCATGACTTACGCGAAGCATACAGAAGAATGTACTCTGCTATGGGTGTAGATAACATTGATGCAATATTAAAACCAAATCCAGAAATGCCTGCACCTACAGGACCGGCAGCAGAAAATAGTGGCATTATGAGAGGTAACTTTCCAAAGGCTTTTCCTATGCAAGATCACATGGCTCATATTACAGCACACCAAGAATTTATGTTTACAAGAATGGTGCAAATCAACCCACAAGTTTATTCTGCATTACAAGCACATTTATCAGAGCATATAGCTTTGATGGCTGGAGAACAAATACAACAAGAATTTGCTGAACCAATACAACAAATGCAACAAGCAATGCAACAAGCACAGCAAAATCCACAAGCAATGCAACAGTTACAACAGCAACAAGCACAATTAACAAATCAAATGGCAGCAAAACAAGCACAAGTTGAAGCAAAATTAACAGCTGAGTTATCTGCAGCAGAAGAGGCACGTATGAGTAAAGAGCCTAAAGATCCTCTTGTTAAACTAAAACAACAAGAGATAGATTTAAAAGCTATGGAAACACAAGCTAGACTTGCAAAAGAAATTGCAATGGATCAAGAAAAATTAGATCTTGAAAGAGATAAATTAGAAACTGATACTGGTTTAGAAATTATGAAAATGGAAGCAGCAGCTGACAGTCAATCAAACACAGAAGCCATGACAGTTTTACGAGAAAATATAGTTTCAGCGCGTGAAGCAATGAAAGAACAATCCTCTGAAAAGATAGCGAGGCAAAATGCAAGACAAAATGAAAAGAAAACTGACCAAGATCAGTAACGCAATGTCAAAAATAGAAGACGCTGCTAGAACTGAAATAGCTACAACAGAGGATTTTATGCTTGTTTGTTCTGCTTTAATGGCAGTTACGCGTAACATGTACGTAGAAGGATTAGGTCCACAAGCCACTGTGCAAATGTTTGAAGCAGCAGCTGACAGTATCATGGTAACAGAAGAGCTTTTATCGGAGTTTGGTGATTATGCTAAACCCACAATACATTAGGAGGAAACATGCCAAAAGTAGGTAGCCAACAATTTCCATACACATCAGCAGGTGTTAGAAGTGCTATGATGCATGCAAAAAACACTGGACAAAAAGTCAACATGATGAAAAAAGGTGGGAAAACGAAACGTCTTAAGAAAGGCGGTTCGATGAAAATGAAGAAAAAATAGGAGGTAACATGAATTTATTAAAAGATTTATGGGCACACTTAAAAGAATGGAGTGACTGGGGTATGAAAGACTGGATTAAAGCTGGTATCGTTGCAGTTATTGTTCTTGTTGTGCTTAATTCAATGATAGGCGGTTAATGAGCATACTAGGATTAAGTTCATTTACGGCAGATGACGATAGACGTCAATCTTACCAAGCTAATCAACAGCGTGCTGCAGTTAATGCAGCACGTGAGTTTGATGCTACTTTTGGTAATCCTGAATATGTTATGTCACAACCTGCAGAGTTTTATACTAACAGGGACAACCTTGCTAAAATAAAACCAACTTTAGTTGCAATGAAAGGCAACAAAGATTTTTATACAACAGATCAAAACGAAAGCCGTAACATGTACCAAATGCTCATGAATAAAATGAGAGGTGGGCAAGGTGCAGAGATGATAGACACAAGAGGTTTGCCTGCAGGTGCATACAGAACAGGTAGAACTTTATTCCAAGATCCAGCTAAATCAGCAGGTTTTAGAGCTGATCTTAGAAATATGCTTGGTGATTTAACTTTTCAAAATAAAAGATTATCTCCTGAAAATAGAACATCAAACCCTGCAGCAATAAGAGTAAACACATATAATCCTTTTCCTAAAACTGGTTTTGGAAAAGAATTTTATAAAAAAGAATTTCCAATGGCAAGTGCATTTTCTAACGCAATGGAAAAAATAGAAAATTTACCTACCCTACAATTAATAAAAAGTTTTTTACCGCAAAGAAACAAACCGGTATTAGAAAGAGATCCTGACTTTGTAAAAACAGATGAGGAACTAGCGGAAATGGGAGCGTATGAATCATTACCTATGTTAGAATTTAATGATCGTGACCCTGACATGAGCACTGTTGATGTATTAGATCAATCACCATCAGGACCATTTAGTGAAGAATATGAAATGTTAGAAGCGTATAATCGTGGTGAATTTCCTGCAGGTGAATTTGTTGCTCCTAATTTTGGACAAGACCAATTAACTTCAGGAGAGATAAGAGATTTATTAGAATTTTACAGCGCAGATCAAATAAAAAATGGTTTACAAGCAGGTTTAACTTACGAAGACATGATTGAATTTACTACAGGAAATATAGGTTCAGAGAACCCTTTGCAAAATTAATGGTAAATCCTCACACTGATATGTATGGAGGGTCATCCGATCCTGGTTTTAATGTTAATGTAGGTAGTAATAATTACTCTGGTAATCCTTTTATTATTAACAATAGTAACAATAACAACAATAACAACAATAACAATAACAACACATACTACGATCCTAAGGCAGATGAAGATGCAGGAGTGTATGAAGAAAATAAAGATTTATATGATTATTTATCGGGTAGAGATCCTGATAACAAAATATATCAACCGCCAGAAAACGTATACGGACCAGGAACTGCAACACCTGGTAAAACAGGTTATGCTTCTATAAATCTTAATCCAAAATTTGCTAATGAACTTCTTAGAGGATTGAGTGTTGATACATTAAATTTTTTTGGTTACGACCCAAAAAATCCAGCTAACATCCCAGTAGAACTTCTTAAAATGATAACAGAAGGATCTAAAGTAACTGACATTGAAAAAATGAATACAAATGAAGCTCTTACTTTTACTCAAGATGAATATGAACAAATGTCAAATCCTAATCATCCTAATCATAATTATTATCAATTTATGGAACGTATTGCTCGTCAAAAAAATTTAATAAATATTGAAGCACAAGAAAAATCAGGAGGTAACCAAGGGTATGGTTATGGTTATGGTTATGGTTATGGCCGTGGTAGAAATTTTGGATATGGTCCAGGAGGCATAACTAATATTAGAAGATACGCACATCCTGGTAAAAACAAAAGTAATTTTGGCTCTGAAATTGCATCAGCAATTGCAAATAGAACCTCATCACCACCTATTAATCAATTTTTATTCACTCAAATGTTGCGTAGAATGCCAGGTGGTGGTATAACGGAGTTAGTATAATTATGTGGCAGTTATTAGCAAAACCATTATTAGGAGTTGCCGTTGATGGCATCAAAGGCTTCGTAGAGACTAAAAAGTTAAATGGCGAAGTTAAGATTGCAAAAATTAAGGCAGAAAAAAAGAAACAAGAAGACATAGCAGCAGGTAAAATTAAATGGGAAGCTGCAGCTGTGGATCAAATGAAAGGTTCGTGGAAAGACGAACTAATTTTAATTTGCCTACTGGCGCCAGCCGTAGCAGTCTTTGTGCCTAGTTGGACACCACATATAAAAGCAGGATTTGATGCCTTGCATTCTTTACCAGATTATTATAAACATCTTTTATATTTAGCGTGCTCAGTAAGTTTTGGGGTTAAAGCCGGACCTGTAGCAATGAATTTTTTTAAAAAGGGGAAATAACTATGAAAACTGTAGATAAGAAAAAAAATCCTGGTCTAGCAAAGTTACCAACTAAAGTTAGAAACAAGATGGGCTACAAAAAGAAAGGTGGCAAACTTAAAAAAATGATGGGTGGCGGAACAATGGGTAGAACTATGATGAAGCCAAACATGATGTATAAAAAAGGAGGCAAAGGTAAAAAATGAGTGTGCCTAAAGGATATCATAAAACAAAAGATGGCAGAATTGCTAAAAAAGGTTTGTATTACTACATGAACAAAGCTAAAAAATCTGGCAAAAGCAGACCAGGTAAAGGCACAGTAACAGACAAAGCATTAAAAGAATCTGCTAAAACGGCTAAAAAACCTACAAAGAAGAAAAAGAAAAGAACTTAATGCAAGATGAAACGGCAATCTACATAATCTTGAAAAAGATTAGGTTGCGAAAAGAGGAGTTGAAAGAAGTTGTTGCAACTGGATTACCCAGTTGGGATGAATATAACAAAACCGTAGGACAGTTTACTGCCTATGCAATAATGGAACAGGAGATTCAAGACCTGCAGAAAGATGAGGAAAACAATGACGGAGAAAGAACTACCAAAACGTAGATTTGCGTTAGAAGAAAAAGATTTGGCTGTTGAAGCTGATGAAAACAATAAAGTAGCAGAAGAAAAAGAAAATAAATTTCTTAAAAAAATACAAGAAGATGCTACAAAAGACATAGAACATTTACCCACAGAAAAAGTACTAGAACGGTTGCCTGATCCAACAGGTTGGCGCATGTTAGTTTTACCGTACAAAGGACAAGGTAAAACAAAAGGTGGTGTAATATTAACAGATGAAACAATGCAAGAACGTGGCTATACAACAGTCACAGGTTTGGTTCTTAAACAAGGACCAGATTGTTATACAGATAAAGAAAGGTTTCCAAATGGACCTTGGTGTAAAGTAAATGATTGGATTATATTTGGTCGTTACGCCGGTTCTAGATTTGGGATAGAAGGTGGAGAAGTGAGGATACTTAACGAGGACGAGATAATTGCTGTGGTAAAAGACCCAGAGGATATCTTGCAATTTAGAACTTAACAGGAGGATAAATGCCTGCAGAAGCACAAACGAAAGTAGAAGCACAATCTGAAGCTGAAGCAAAAATGGTAGATCTGCCATCTGACGGACCTAGTGTTGATGTTACAGTACCAGAAAATTCTACAAAAACTATTAATCCTGATGTTGAACAAGAAACCACTGAATCACAAGAGGTAGTAAAAGACACTGCATCTACCGAAGAAATGGACGACTATGGTAAAAAAGTTCAATCCAGGATAGATAAATTAACAAAAAAATTAAGAGAAGCTGAAAGAAGAGAACAAGCTGCAATAGAGTTTGCCCAAGGTGTACAGCAAAAAACCAAAGACTTACAAACTAGAGCAAAAACTTTGGACAGTGGATATATAACAGAGTTTGCAAGCCGTGTAGAAGCTGAAACAGCAGAAGCTAAAAAAGCATTAAAAGCTGCCGTAGAACTAGGAGATAGTGATGCACAAGTAGAAGCACAGCAAAAATTAGCACGACTTGCCATAGAATCTGAACGTGTAAAATCTACACAAGCACAACGTGAAAGATTGAAAAAGGAAATGGAGGCACGTGGAGTTAATCCTAACCAACCACAAATGCCTAATCCTCAACAAATGCAGCCACCTGCAGCACCACCTCCACCGCCAGATCCAAAGGCAGAGGCTTGGGCTGATAAGAACAAGTGGTTTGGTGAAGATGAACCTATGACCTTGACTTCTTTCTCAATTCATCGTAAACTGATGGAAGAAGGATACGATCCGTCATCTGATGACTATTACAATGAAATAGACAAAAGAATGAAGGATACATTCCCTCACAAGTTTGAACAAAGTTCAGAAAAGTCAACGCCAAGTCAGGCTGTTGCTTCTGTTAACAGAGGTAACCCTGCACAAACGCGCAAAGGTACTGTGAGACTCACACCGTCACAGGTAGCCATAGCAAAAAAATTAGGTGTGCCACTACAAGAGTATGCGAAGTACGTGAAGGAGTAGGCATATGAATACAAATACAAAAACTAAACTACCATCACGCGAGTCTGAAAATAGGTCTAAGAGAGAACGACCTAAGGTATGGACTCCACCGTCACAACTAGATGCACCACCTGCACCTAACGGTTTTAAACACCGTTGGATTAGGGCCGAAGCAGTAGGACAGATGGATCAAAAAAATGTATCCGCTAGACTACGAGAAGGATGGGAATTTGTGAGAGCAGATGAATATCCGGAAATGGAATGGCCTGCAATTGATACAGGTAGATACGAAGGTGTTATAGCTGTTGGAGGTTTGATGCTAGCAAGAATTCCTAATGAGATTGTTGAGCAGCGTAAACAATATTTTGCACAAGTTGCGCAAGATAAAGATGATGCTGTTGCAAATGATCCCCTTAAGGACCAACATCCTAGCATGCCTGTACATAATGAAAGCAGGCGAACTCGCGTAACATTTGGTGGCGGTAAAAAAGACAACTAGTTTTTTTCCCCATAAGTTACAAATAATGGCACACTCATGGTGGGTGTGTTGTAACAAATTACTATGAGGATAAAATCATGGCTAATATTGACGCAGCATTTGGGTTAAGACCAATTGGCAAAGTCGGTAGTGGTGTTCAAAACATGGGTACAACTATGTACACTATTGAGGATAACTACGGCACAGCGATCTTTAAAGGAGATCACGTGCTACAGTCTGGCGGTTACGTAATTAAAGGAACTGCTTCAGGCGCAACTATTCTTGGTGTATTCAATGGTTGTTTCTACATTGACCCAACTAGCAAAAAGCCAACTTACTCAAATTATTATCCAGGGAGCATAAACGTAACCTCTGCAGGTTCAATCTCTGGTTCAACTAATATTGACGCGTATATCTATGATGATCCGTACATGCTTTTTGAAGCTCAATGTGATGGCACACTAGCTAAAACTGATATTGGTAAAAACACTGATACAGTTCTTACTGCAGGCAGCACTGTTAATGGTCTATCTAAAAACGAGATAGATGATTCAACAGAAGCTACTACAGCTGGCTTACAGGTCAAAATCATTGGGATTACGAAAGATCCAGAAAACGATGATGCTTCAAGTGCTAATGCTAACTGGTACGTTATGTTTAACGAACACGTTAAATTAGGCACAGGTATCACTGGAACATAATAGCTAGAGGAGAGATATAATGGCAATTTCAAGAATGCAATTGGTCAAAGAACTCGAACCTGGCTTGAATGCCCTGTTCGGATTAGAATATGACCGATACGAAAACCAGCACACAGAAATTTTCGATTTAGAAAACTCTGATCGTGCTTTTGAAGAAGAAGTGATGCTAGGTGGGTTTGGCAACGCAGAAGTAAAACCGGAAGGATCAGGTGTTGTTTACGAACAAGCACAAGAAACTTTCACTGCACGCTACTCACACGAAACAATCGCTTTGGCTTTCTCATTAACTGAAGAAGCTGTAGAGGACAATCTCTACGACAAAATCAGCACAAGATACACAAAAGCTTTAGCAAGATCTATGGCTAACACTAAGCAAATTAAGGCTGCTAACGTTCTTAACAGAGCGTTCAACAGTTCTTTCCTTGGTGGTGATGATAAGGAGCTTTGCGCTACTGATCACCCAACACTTAGTGGAACGCAAAAGAACGAGCTATCGACTGCAGCTGACTTAAACGAAACTTCGCTTGAGCAGATGTTAATTGATATCGCTGACATGAAGGATGAAAGAGGAATGAAAATTGCTCTTAGAGGTATGAAAATGATTATACCTGTAAACCTTCAGTTTGTTGCTGAGAGGTTAATGAAGTCTGCAGGTAGAGTAGGAACTGCTGATAATGACTTAAACGCAGTTAGATCAATGGGAATGGTACCACAAGGTTATGTGGTAAACAACTTCCTAACTGATACTGACGCGTTCTTCATTAAAACAGATGCTCCTAATGGACTAAAAATGTTCACTAGAGCTCCTATTAGAACTGCGATGGAAGGCGACTTCGATACTGGTAACGTTAGATACAAAGCTAGAGAGAGATACTCTTTTGGGTTCTCTGACTGGAGAGGTATCTTCGGATCACCAGGAGCGTAAATTAACAAAGGAGGGGGATTATCCCCCTCCTACCTAGTATTAACTAGTTATACAGACTTGCTAGGAAGACGATATAGAGACTGTATAACAAAAGGTCTATATGACCAAGGAGATTAAAAATGGCTAACACAACTTTTACAGGTCCTATTAGATCTGAAAGCACAGTTA